CGCGCTGGATTTCGATCCTTCCACACCGGACATGGTGATGGTCTTAGAGGATGACATCCTGTTCCGTCCTCATTGGCGCGAAACAATCGAACGCGCACTAACAAAACTGCCCGAGGATTGGGATATTCTCTATCCTGGCTCCTGCTGCGCGCACGGAAAGCTCTCAAGCGAGTTGGATTCCAACCTCTTCGAGGGGATGCCGCTTTGCACTCACTGCTACATCGTCCGAAAAAAGGCTCTCAAGACTCTCATCGAAACGAACGAAGAGGTCTTCGCGCCAATCGATTTGCAGATGTACTTCAAGAGCCGCCAGCATCTGAAATGCTTCACAATTTTCCCGCGAGTTGCGGATCAAGAGGACTGTCCTTTAGCCGACTAAAATTATGGGTTCACCTTTCAATGGAGACACATTCATCGAGCAGGAGTTTCTTTACCTCAAAGAACGCTTCGAGCTGACGACTGCTGTCGAAACCGGCACTCACGAAGCGGACACTACCGTTTGGTTGGCCAAAAACTTCCTCAAGACCGTTTCATGCGAGCTGAACCACGACTTGGTTGAGAGAGCTAAGGAGAAGTTTAAGCGCGAGAAGGTCTACGTCGAAATGTTCGAGGGCAGCAGCGATGCCTGCATGAACTGGTTCATCCCGCATCACGGAATTGGACACGACACGATTTTCTTTCTCGACGCCCATTGGAACGACTACCTGCCGCTCCTCGAAGAGCTTGAGGCAATCAACCGATACGACCTGCATCCAGTCATTGCCATCCACGATTTCAAGGAGCCGACCGGACAGCTTGGATACGACAGCTACAACGGCCACGACATCTGCCTCGGCTACATCAAGGAAAAGCTGGACGCAATTTATAAGGCCAAGACCCTGACGCAGAAGTACGGCTACAGCTTCTACTACAACCATCCCAGCCGATGCGTAGGTGCGCGTCGCGGCATCATCTACATCCTCCCGAACCGATGAAACTACAGCTCGAAAAGACGCCGTGCTTCATCGTCTCGAAGCCTGAAAGCGAGAAGGAAAGACGTTGCATCCGCTACATGAAGACATTCGGAATCGATGCGGTTCCGATGTATGGATTCAGAGCTGAGAACTGTGGCATCTCGACCGACTACTACCACACACGCGAGAAGGAGAAGGCAAAGGTCAAAACAATCGTCGCCGGACTCAGTCATTTCTCCGTCTGGTCGGCCATCAAGTGGATGGTTGAGTCGAAGGTGACTGATCATCGGACGTTTCTGATTGTCGAGGACGACGTTGAGTTCACATGCGCCGATTGGAAGGCAAAGCTGGCCGACAATCTGGACTACCTCCCGAGCGACTGGCATGTCGTCTACATCGGAAGCTGCTGCGCCGACCCGATTGAAGACCACGGCTACATCGCGTCGAATCTTTACAAGCTGGTCCGAGGCATGTGTACGCATGCTTACCTTGTAAATTACGAAGGTGTCTGCAAACTACTCGAAACGAATCAGAAGGTTTGGGGTCCAATCGACATCCAGATGCTGGTCGATTCGATGCCTAGGATGAACTTTTACGGGATTCTTCCGAGGCTTGCTACGCAGGAGAACACAAAATTGTATCCATAATGAAAGACATCATCCGAAGTCTGTCTCTTAAAGCTCTCAAACGATTCGCAAATGGCGGTGATGGTCAGGCCGATTTGCTCATGCAGATCGAGGATTTGCAGAAGACGCTTGAGATTCGAACCAAAGAAAACGAAGAGCATCTCACCGAGGTCCGCGAGGAGCGCGACCATTGGCTTGCTCAATACGACGAAATCAAATTCGCAGCCGAGTTTCTAATGAGCTACGCAAAGAACGACGTACCCAAGCTGGCCGAACAGTGCGACTGGGAGGTTGGCAAAATCACGCTTCCTGAGGAGGTTGGAACCTACTACTTCAACCCTGCAATCATTCAGGAACCGAGCGGTCAGATCCTGCTTTTCGCCCGACGCTGCCGCAACAAGCGCGAGAAGGATGAGGACGTTTACCTTGAGAAGAACGACATCGTTGTCTTTGAGCTGACCAAGGATCTTGGGGCCATCAAGAAGGCGTTGCTGACACTTACCTCGCACATGCCGGGAGAGCAGTTTGAAGATCCGCGCATCGTCAAGTTTGGCGACAAGTACGGACTAAGCTGCTGCACGTTCGTCCCATTCAAGAGCTACGCGCATCAGGCAATGTTCGTCTTGGACAAGCAGTTCCTGAATGTCGCTCGATTCGATCCGATCTATGGCAACAACTACGCGCAGGCGATGGTGAACGATGGCCATGAGAAGAACTGGCTCTACTTCGTCCACGACAACACGCCACACATGGTGTATTCGGCCAATCCTCATGTCGTAGTGCGCCTTAATGGGCGTCTTGAGAAGGAAGCGGAGTATGTCACCGACGAGTTCAATCCGCTCTGGAAGTTTGGCGAGGTGCGCGGCGGATCGAATCCCATTCTGGTCGATGGCTTGTACTGGACCTTCTTCCACAGCTCGCTTCCTTGGATCAACAAGAAGCGTCGCTACTACATGGGGGCTTACGCCTTCGAGGCTAAGGCTCCATTCCGAATCGTCCGCATGACGACGCTGCCGCTTCTCACCGGCACAAATCAGCAAGACTGGTGGCCGGGATTGCCTGCGGTCGTGTTCCCATGCGGAGCGTTCTACGACAGCGCGAAGAATCATTTCGTCGTGTCATACGGCATCAACGACGTTGATTGCGGCTACATCAAGCTGCCATTGGCCGACATGTTGGAAGTGACGAAGGTGATTCGACCTAAGCGTGATGTCGTAAATAAGGCTAATCCGCCTAAATTAGACGAGGTTCTCGACCCAATTCCGCAGAGGCATAAACTGAAACGAAACAAGAAAACAAAGTATGATAAATTGGCTGAAAGGCTCAACGAAGACCCAGAAATCGGACCTGAAGAATCTGCCTGAGGTAAATATGGCGGACTGGATGACAAGCGGTGAGAGTGCTGAATTCTCAAAGCTGTTACAGACTCCGCTCTTACGCATGGCAATCCGCATCGTTGCTGAATCCATGCCGGTGCCGATGCCGTCTCATGGAGCGAAGGAATCTGACATCATTTTCGCTGCCGGTGTAACCGCTGGCTACGCGCATTGTCTTGAAAACCTTCGAAAATTGTCGGTGAATGAAACAACTAAGGAACCTGAAGCAACCTTCGAAAAGCAATACTAACAAATTATGGACGAACCACTGAATTCTCCGCTGACAAATCCGGCGTCGCAACCTGACTTTGGCAACTCGATTCTCGACGCATTCAACCGCATGGGGGCCGAAGCCGATGAAGGCGTATCGACTCCGGTTACCGAGGAGCCTAACCCTGCCAAGAAGGCAGCTACGCCAGCCGCCGAAACGACCAAGCCTGCCAGCAAATCCGAGAAGGACATCGAGCGTTTGTTCGGATCTTCGAAGAAGCAGGCCGCCGAAGCTCCGACTTCTACGGACGCTGATTCCGATATCCCCGAGACGATCAAGTCTACGAAAGCCGCTGACGCATTCCGCAAGATCAAGGAGGAGAAGGCGCAACTTGCGAAGCAATTGGACGAGCTGAAAGCTGGCAAGACCACCAATCCTAACTTCGAGGCGCAGCTCAAGACCTTGCAGGAGGAGCGTGACGCGCTTTCCGAGCGTGTTCGATTGCTGGACATCGAGCGTCATCCTGAGTTCGTCAAGAAGTACGAGGGCAAGATTAACGGAGTTTTCGAATCGGTGAAGGGTCTTGTCGGCACCGATGGAGAACGACTTGTTGGCCTACTCAAGTCGCCTGAGAGCGACTACCGGAACTCGCAGATCGATGACATCGTTGAAGGTCTTTCGCCATCCAAGAAAGCCAAGCTCGGCGCGCTAATCGTTCGCTACGACGAGATTAACGGCGATAGGGCTGCGGAGATGTCCGAGGCTAAGTCCGATTACGACGCCATCATCTCGAAGTATCAGCAGGACAACGAGCAGGGTACGAAGGCTGCGTTGGAGTCGGCCAGTAAAACCTGGGCTAAGGTGAGCGAGAATGCTCGCGCACTTGAAATCTTCGAGCCGCGTGAGGGAGATGAAGAATGGAATGGCGAGCTGAACCAGCGTCTCAGCCTCGCGCAGCAGATCTTCAATGGTGAAAACAGCGAAGAAGACCTCGCCAAAGCCGCTCTTTGGGCTGCTGCCGCGCCGAAGTACCGCGAGCTTCTCTATTCTCAGGTTGAGGTAAACAAACGCTTGCAAGCCGAACTGGCGAAGTATCGTGGCAGCGAGCCGGGAGTCAGCTCGAAGGCGACGAATCCTGGCTTCAAGTCGGCCAATGTAAATTCTGCCAAGAGCGAGGACTTCGTTGCGAGCGTTCTGAAGTCGTTAGGACGCTGAAACAATTATCCCCCGATGGTTTCGAAGCCACCGGGGGATTTTCGTTTATTTCCGATAAGGACCGCTACCGCTCGGAACCGGCTTTGTAACCGGCTTTACCGGAGGCTTCGGCGGCGGCGACTGTTTGTAAGGTCCGCTTCCGCTAGGTCGTGAGACTGACGGCGAACCGCGATATGGTGCGTTATGGCTCATATTTTTTCCTTCTTCTTCCGCATCCTATGCTGGTAACCGATCTTCTGGAAGCTGGTTTTCTCGCGCTTGAATCGAGCCTTCTCCGCGCTACTCATCTCACCAAGAGTCTTCGGGGTCTTCTCGCTGATGCGCTTTGTCGGCCTGCAAGCGGGATATCCGGCGCGCTCCTCACCCTCCTGACGACCGCACGGCTTGCCGGTTTTGATGTCCACCCATTTCTCGGCGAACCATCGGCCAAGTCCTCCCCTCTGCGGCTTATTACCTGACATCGGCAACCTTGTATTTGCCGCCACGCCGCTTGTACTCGCGAACAAGCCAGCCATTGGCGTATGCGCTGGGATAAACGTCGAACTTGGCTTTCGCCGCCGCCTTCATCTTGCTGTAAAGCGACTTGTTCGTTGGGACGTTCTTTTTCATTCCTTCGGCAATGCGTACCAACCCTCATGGATGGTAATTCGGTTCTTACTACGCACCGTTTTGCCGCTGGCGTCAACAGTCCACACTCGCGCCTCAACGCTCTCAGCGAGGCGTACAGGCTCACCGTGGGGGACGTAAATCACCCGGCTCGCGCAGCTCACGCTCATGCTCATCAATGCGAGCAAGCAGACCGCGCTTAAGATCAGGTTGTTTCTTGGCGTCTTCACTTGAGACATCCTCCTTGGTCAGCGCATGAAGCCAGATGACCAGCTTCATCACCAAGTCGGCCAGAAAGTTCATCACTCAGGCTTCTCGCTCTCGGCCTTCTTGCTCTTATTATTGAAGATCGACCAAGCAACGCCGATGATGCTCACGGTGGCACCGGCAAGTTCAGCGACCTGATCGGCACTAGCCAAACCTTTGGCGACGAGGAAACCACCAGCGGCGGATAGAAGATGGCGGATGAGAGAGGTAAGATTGGGGTTCATTTGAACTTTCGGTACAGGTCGATTGCTTTGGATAGGCAGACAATAAAAGCAGTGACGGCACCGAACGCGAGCGATGCCGTCTTGAGGTTCGGGTCTGAGAAAACCGCGTTCCCGAGTATTCCGATGGCTGGCCCACTTACCGCAGCAAGCATGTCTCGCATGAAGTGGGATTCAGTCATGGGATGATTTACTTGGCTATTTCAATCTGCTGCGAAGATTTGGCGGCTTCCAGAATCAAGTCGGCCAGAGGTACTCCGACCTTAGCGTTCTGAAAGCCGCCAGCCTTGATGGCGATGTCGATGAGTTGCAGTAGGTTGTTAACTTGTTCGGTCGTTAGTTGGATTGTAATCATGCCGCCGAAGCATCGGCGACAGACGCATCATTCGCAACAACAACCGGCTCAACAACCGGCACCCACGGCAGCGGCAAAGCAACCACGGGCGGGTTGATCTGGTTGGCGATTTGGATGACCACGTTGGTTTCGATGGCCTTCTGATCGACGCCGTTGGCGTAGCACCAGTCCAGAACCTGCTGCTCGGTGAGCTGGTCGTACGGCGTGAAGCCCTCCGTAGGAGGCGCGAACGAGCAGGAGCCGTAGCAGGTGCCGCTGTAGGTCTGCTCGGTGTCTTCGCTGCCGGTTGTCTCGGTGCCGTTGCACCTCCAGTCGGCGGTGATGACGACATCGGTGAGAGTGCCTTCGGTCGGCTTAACGAGAAGGCGTTCGATGATCCAAGAGATGTTCATGGTAGATTAGGCGTTGGCAATTGTGGTGACGGTGCCGGAAGATCCACGGTACTTCAGCGCACCGGCTTCGACGTAGAGCTGACCCATTCCAGCAGGAGAAGTGCTGGGAGCGGTAGCGTTTGCAAGACCGAGAACCTTAGCGGCAGATGTTCCAAACGTGCTAACCCCGATGCCGACGTTGCCGCCAAGATCCTGCAACACCAAGTCACGCGCACCGTTTCCGGAACCGTTGTCGAACGAAGTGATTGCGGCGTAACGATTCGCTCCGGTGGCATCCGTCTTGAGTCGGAAGTAAATGCCGAAGTCATCCGCATCGGTCGTTGTGATTCCTGCGACGGTAGCAAGAGAAGCGGTCGTCGTTTTGGTTCCAGAAGATGCTTGTAAACGATATGAAGGAGAACGCCCCACGCCGACGTTGCCGGTGGAGTCGATGCGAGCCTTTTCGGTTCCACCGCTACCTGTATCTGTGTAAAACGCTAGGAAGTTGCTTGCGTTGCTAAAATACAATCCAGTTCCGTAACTGCCATTAGATCCATTGTTAACACCAGATCCAGAGTTGTCAGAATACAAGAACAAAGGCTGACCAGAACCGCCACCAACAATTCTACCGACATTTCCAGTAGTAGATCCTAAAACATGAAGTGCATTTAACGGACTCGCCGTCCCAATACCCACCCGATTGTTCGCGCTGTCCACCTTCAGCGTCGAGGTGTCCACCGTCAGGTCGCCGGTGATGGTGGCGGCTCCCGGTACGACGATGTTGTTGCCGCTCGGGCCGACAGCCGTGTACAGCTCGCTGAAGTTGCTGTTCGTGTACTGGAATGCCGTACGCAGCGGCGTCCCCGTTCCGTCGTTCGGCGATGCGCCGATGTTGATAGTCTGTTGTGCCATATCTATTAAAAGGTTTGAGGGTTACAGAAACTCGGTCATGTCCGCCGTGATGATCGTACTGTCAGCCGTAATCACCGTGTTATCCGCCGTGATATCAGCGTTTCCGCCAAGCGTGGACGCCTCCCAGAGTAGGCCAATCTCCAGCAGGTTCTTTTCGCGCGGACTCTTGCACGAAGCTCCATAAGCCTCCGCAATCAATTCAGCCGCTTGGGTGCAGGAGATATTAGCCATATCGCATCAATGGTCGGCCAAGATGAACCAAGCAACACCGTCAGTCATTAGAATCAAACTGTTCCACTGCGGATTCAGATTGTGGCTCGCCGACCCATCAATTGTCTCCGCCGCATAGCCATCAATCGTCACCGTATTGGCACCGCTGCTGATTCGCTTGAACGCATAGATACGACCAGGAACCAGCGCAGCAGGAGGCAAGGTAATCGTAATGGCACCAGCCGTGGCATCGCAGATCAGCAGATAATCGCCGCTCTGAACATTGCCGCTCGTCGTCACCGTCCGATACGCGCCGCGAGTCGCGCCGCCTCCCTGAAGATATGTCGCAATGCGATTCTCCAACGCGAGCTTCGCAAGCTCAACCTCCCACGGAGAACGACATCCAAGCGATGCCGCCTCATTGATCAGCGTCTCCGCCTCATCGCATGTGATACTTGGCATATCGTTTTTCTATGGGTTGAACCTTAGGCCATCGGGCCGCCACGACCGCGCTGCATTACCTCAGCAATGAAGCCGCCGCCGCCGGGAGCTGCCTCCTCCTCCTCGTATTCCTCCATCTCCTCCCCACGCTCAGCCAGCTTCTTGCCCTTCGACTTCTTCTCGTAGCCGGGAATAGCCATGCCATCAATCTCGATGAACTCGGCCTTACCGTTCTTACCGAGGACAATCGTCGCCATCGTCTGGAACGCTTCGCCTTCCTTCAAATTCTCGGGAATCTCAACGCCTTCGGGGAGAGTAAAACTCGGCATACGGGGAGCATCAGATTATGGGGTGCGATGTCAAGGCATTACCGACTGTGGAACCTTGTCGCTCTTAATGAGATTCTCCAACGCTTCCAACGGCTGGAGATTGGTCCAATGACTCAAGCCTTTTACCTCATCAGAAGTACGACCGCTGGCCAGTGGTATGCGATGATCAACATGCCAGTGCGAGCCGTAATTATCCCAAGTCATTCCGGGCTTAAACTGCCTCTCCAAATGCTCGCGCAGGAAATCTGGAGTGCAGCCGACAATCTCGAAGGTAGATCCGCGACGAGTCTTCTTGCTTCCGAGATATGCACGGATCGAGCCGCGAATCGCATCCTTCAGTCGAAACATAGGATCTGATCGACGCTTCTCGCGGAGCTTGTCGATGATTTTAACATGGTTGGCCACTCTGTACTTCTTGTTCCAGCCTCTTGCTTTCTCGCGATTCGCGGCGCGGTACTCGTTGGCTTTCTTCTTAAGATGCTCGGCGTTTTCTTTTCGATACTGCTTGTTTAGCTTAGTCATCCTTTCCTTGTTGTTCGCGTAATATCCCCTAGCCGCTGCTTTGTAATACTCCGCATTCTTGAGATACTTCTCAGCCTGCTTCACGCGGATCGTCTCAGCGTTGTCGGCCATGTACTTGGCCAACCTCTCCTTATCAGCGGCCATCTTCTCGGCGAAACGCTCGGGCGTTAGCCACTGATACCGCTTGTTTCCCTGCGGATCTTTCCAGGTATATCCCCAGCAGACCATTCCATCGGATTCGCGTACGTCGCCACGTTTTGGTTCATCTTGCTCCATGCGATGTAAAAATAGACGCATCGACTGAACATGGCAACAAAAAATCCGCAAGCCTTTCGACCTGCGGATTCTTGCGTATTTACTGGGCTTTTCAGCTACAAATGATCTGGGACAAAGCTCCGGTGCAACGACGGAAGATAATCGTCATGCCCTGGTTCGTGAAGACGGGTTCTACGGCATGAACGAACTCAGCGTAGTGCTGGCCCTTCTTCTCCAGAGGATCGGCGCAATCCACATCGAGCTTGTAGGCACCAGTCACCCACTGCCACTCGCCCATGTAGTTGGTCGGCATCCAGCTCAAGTCGCCAACACGGTTCACAGGGCGAACGATATGGCTCTTGATGACGTACGGAGTCGGGATGAACGCACCTTCGTACAAGGCGGTCGTCCAGCTCGGGTTAACGCTGAACACAGTACCCTTCGTGCCAGACGAACTGGTGAAGGGCTGGATGAGCGTGTACTTGCCGCCAGCGTAGCTGAAGCGGGGCGGGAACAGATTCGGAATGTGGCGGAAGTTCTTGATGACCCGATTCGCGCCAATCCGCTTGAGCAGCTCGGCACCCGGACCAGAACCCATATCGGCGAAGCGCAGATCCTCGCGCAGCGCGGCGTTGTTCTGAGCGATGCGCTGGCTGGCCTCCATGCCGATGTACAACGGAAACACCGGACCATCGCTGGAGAAGCTGATGAAGCCGGAGCTATCAGGATTCGTCGCGCCATTGCGGATCAGCGTGGCGGCGGCAACATCGAGCATCTCCTGCGTCAACTCGGAGGTAGCCTGATTCAACGCCTGACCAACGGAGCCGGTCTGAATCCAGGGCAACTCGTTCACACCGCTCGGAATCGTCTCCACCTGAGTGAAGGACGAGTCGGCCACCGCCTTGATGGCGTACTTGGCGAACATGTTCTGGTAGCGAGTCTCCCACGAACGCTGCGCGCGGATCGAGAGCTTCTCCAAGTACACACGCAAGAACGCCTCGACGCGATGGTCGAAGGTCAGATCGTCCTTACACAGGAGCGGACCTTTGAGGGCGAAACGCTCAGGCCCCCAGGTGACAGCGTTGTAGCCGACCGGAACGTCATTGTAGGTGACATCGCAAGCACCACCGTTATCGCCGGGATTACCGCTGGCGAGGGTGATAGCAGACCACTCCTCAGCCGCAGTCGGCTCGATGGAGGTGGTGGTGAACGAGGTCTGGGTCAAGCCAGTACCTTGGGGATACTCGCCGCGCTCAATGAGGTTGAGCCACATCGAACGGTACGAGGCGCGTTTGTAAACGTCCTGCGCGAGCGACTCAGTCGCAACGGCAAAGGCGTTAAAGACATTGGGACAAGACATGAGATGAAATATGTAAACCGACGTTATCTATCGGTAGGCCATCTATTCCACCACACAGTGGATGATTATCCTACCTTCTCACCGATGCGGAGCGTCATTGCCGCTTAGACAGTTTTGCGATGGCTGACCAAGCCGCCGCCTTGCTTAGGGTCGATGAGCGGACTGACGCATATGAATGGCCGCAATGTCAATCAGAATAGTGGATGATCGGGAATCTCGTCCGTTAGTTCCGACTGCTCCGCCATGTAGCTCTTGTACCCGCAGAGTAGGCCAAGTTTATGTGGCTGGATAATCTGCTCTCTGGCGATGAAGCCTCTGAATGTGTACGGACCTGGGAAACTTCCGGTCATTAGCGCGTAGAAATCCACGCCGTCCGTCTTCTTCCCCTTGCGCGCATCGACCAGCAGCTTGCCGGTGTCGTACTTGGTCGTTTTGACATCGATGCGGAATCCCGGCGGAGGCGGGATGACCGCGTCGTAAAGCGGATGCGGAGGCTCGCGGTCGGTATCCAGATCGGGATACACATTGAAGAGCTTGCAGAACGCTATCTCACCGCACATTCCCTCCAGATCCACAGTCGCAGCGTCGTCCAAGCTGATCTTCAGATTTGTAATGTTGAACGAGCGATTATTGCCGTTTCGATTCTTGGCGATGAAGTGGGCCAACTTCCTCTCAGCGGTTGTTAAAGATACAGTTTGACCAATTTTGATTTTGTTTAACATGGTCAAAAAGTCGGAAAATTTTTGAGGGGGGTATTGTAAACGAAGCCCACCCGCAAAGGGGGTGCCAGGTTCCCCCTCATAATTTGTGCCAACCCTAGGAAAAACAATCCTTTTCTGTCATTAGTTTATCTTATTCTGATTATAAGTCACCTAGCCTTGCACAATCACAGTTATATTCACTCTTTCCCAGTTTCTCCCGTGACTTGGATTTCCGAGATTCGATCGGGCATTGAACCCAGTAGGTTAATGCTGACTGACGCTTGCTCGCCAGTTTCTGACCAGCCAAACACAAGCGCGGACCGCTTTGCTACCGATCCTAGGATTTGCTCACGCGTTGCTTCGTCTTTTATCCCGTCCAGTGAATAGCCTTCAATCCTTTCAAGCGTAGAGGCAGCGTCGGCCGCTAGTTTGGAACGGACAAGAATTGAAAGCGCCTCGATTGAGTTTTCCGTTTTAAGAGATTTATTCTCTTTGCAAACGGTT